TGCTTTAAATGATTTTGCTCTAGGTGTCATTTTTTTATCACCTGTTTTGCCTTGCTGTCCGAATCTAATTGTTTTAACTTGGTCACCTGATTTAGCAACAACTACATGAGATTTTTTTGGGTGATTCGGTGTGCGTTTAGGTTTGTTATAACCTGATACGCCAGCTCGTTTTAATCTGCTATCACTCATACACAATCACTTACGTTTTTTAGTAGTTCTCTTAGGTTTCTTGGCTGTTTTTGCTGCTGCTTTGAAATCTGCTGCTGAGGGTGCTCCTTTTGCTCCTGCTTTACGCATTTTTTCTCCTGAACCAGCTTTGATTCTTTCCCTTTTTGCGTGGATATTTGCATATAGCCCTCTTTTAGCCATTATTTTTTCTTGCCTTTTGTAGTTTTCATTTTCTTACCAGTTTTTTTTGCTGCTTTTTCTGCTGCTTTCATTCCTTTTGCTGTGTAGCTGTATTTTTTATTTCCGACCATTGGCATGATTATTTCCTTTTCTTTTTAGATTTACCTGCTTTTGATAATGCTATTGCAACTGCTTGTTTACGAGGGCGACCAGATTTAATCTCAGTTCTAATGTTACTAGAAATAACTTTCTGTGATTTACCTTTTTTTAACGGCATGGCTGACCTCAGGGAATGTATAGAAATTTTGGACGTGGTTATCCACCACTGACTGCGATTATATCAAAAACAGCATTTTATGTCAAGTGATTAATCGTTTTTCTGCTAATTTGAGGAGATTTTGTAATGCGTATTGTAATTTTAATTCGTAATAAAAAGGTTTTTTTGATTTTAGGTATCTTGCGTATATTGCGTTTTGTTCTTGTATATCTAATGAGTTAATCATAGCATTAACTTTATGAACTAAATCTAAATCCATATCTTTTAACATATCGTCAAATGCACCATGGCTAGACTCACCACCGGAGGCAAGACCAACAGATTTGTAAGGATAACCTGTTCTGGTGTCGTCCTTACGCATCCATTTTGCCCAGTCTTCAAGTATATCTTGTAAACGTTCTAGTTCCATCAATCATAAACAGTATTAAAAACATGAGTTCCGTATGTAATGTTTCTTGATTTTGACAGTTCGTATGAATCTGTTGGAGCATCTTCTACTTTTCGTTTTGTTGTGCCATTGACTTTAAAGTTATTTAATATTTTTTCTTTATTGTAAAACATATCAGCCAATAGACAAGCATCTTCTTCCATAAGTCCAGCACCGAAATAGTATTTACGACCACGTCTTATTCCATACATAATATTATTTCTTTTTGACCATCTTACTAAAGAAGTTGTTGATGTGTAATTTAATCCAATTCCTTTTGCGATTTGACCCATAGAATATTTTTCACTACCTACAAAATTTAATACATCTTTTACAGCTTCTTCTCTGGTTTTTTTATCACCATTGTCATACTCGTATAAATAACCATTTGTTACTGGTTTCATTTTCACTCCTAAAAAAACTTTTGTAAATTGTCTATTGAATAAAATACTAAACTATTTCTGTATCCATTTTCTGATAATGGAATAATCGGTGTTACTCCGTGCATATTTTTATATGCTGGATAAACTAACATTGAACCATCTTTATTATCTATCACAGCATCATATTCAGGCACGTGCAAATGTCCTCCTCTCGCATTTTCTTTTTTACTAAATATAAAATTAACGCAACCTTTTAAATTTCCTCTGTCTTGGTGATAAGCAGCTGCAATATTGAAATTAGATATAGAACTAGAAAACAAATCAGTTAATCTATATTTTTCTGGAACATTTTCTTCTACTAATTGTTTTTGTAATTCATACTGTTTAGGCATAATGTCTTTTAATAATTTTTCGCCCTCTTTACAAGCTAATAACATCGCTTTGATAAATGTTTTAGCACTATCAACTGAATGAAGCTGTGATGTTCTGCCATAATCTCTTTTCATATGGGCTCTTGGTACACAAGCACCGAGTGTTGCACTATATTGTTGAACTACATCTATACCTCTTGCAGCATTCATTTTTCTTGTTCCTCTATCCATTTTTACTTTAGGAACATTGGGTGAGTTTAATTCTGCATTAGCAATATCTAATAATTTAAAAAGTTTTTCTGGGGTTCTCTTTAAATAAAATCCTAATGGCTCACCATCTACAACAAACAAACTATCTTCTGTTACGTTTGGTTTTAAATCAGCACATATTTGCCCCATCTTATGTGGGTATTCTATCGATTTTAATTCTAATGTTTTCATTTTAAAGTTTTTTTCCATTCAATAACTTGTTTAGGGCTGTGAAATCTAATCTGTAATTCAGCTTTTGGGTGGCAACCTTTTTTTTCTTTATATCTAAATAAATTTGGATATTTTTTCATGAGGTATTCACAATCAATAATTTTACGAGGAACACGCTGTTCGTATGTTCCTATACCGCCAGCTTCATAATGCCCAGCTATCGGTTTAATCCAAGAATTAATTAATACCGCATTGTTCTTTTTAAGCTGTTCAGCACAGTATCCAAAATCTTCCATAGCCTCTAAGTTTATATCATAACGTAATCCAGCATATTTAATTGCGACTGCTTTAGAAATCACATAACCAACTGTTTTATATTTTTTAGAATTAAAAAAGAAATTATCAACAGTAGCAAATCCTAAATATTCAATTTTTAATTCATCACATAATTTAATATCTTTTTCCATGAGTTCTATTAATTCATCTGCTTCTATTTCATGGTTAAAATCTTGTTGAGTTATATCTTTACGAGTAACGTCTAATTTTTTATGTGTTTCATAATATTTATCAACTACTCTTTTAAATCCTCTAATATTATCATCAAGTGATATATACCATTCACCTTGTTTTGCTAGATTATCGACCATCCAATTTCTTTGGTTTGTTATGCCAAAAGGTGCATGAGTTACAATAATGTTTTCATTTTTGACTATTCCGGCATCTAAATAACTTTTTCTGCACTCATCAGAATGTAATAATACTTTATATGGCACGTTTGCTCTATCTAAATATTTTGTTGTTTTAATAGATGATGCTCTGTTATATGATGGTATATAAATGGGTATCATAATTCTTCGTTCAACTTTTCTTTTTCTTTTCTTAAAAAATCAAGAATCATATATCCCAAATAAGCATCTTGCTGTTTCCAAAATTTAAACAACTCAAATGCTTCTTGGTAATGTTCTTCTTGAAATACAACTTCTATTGCTCTACGAGTCTCGCGTTCTAATGAGTCTAATTTTTCTTCAATATCATCATCATCATCAAGAACAGAATAATCAATGTCTTTTATTTCTACTTCTGATGGGTCAAATCCTAATATACTTACATCAAAATCAAGTTCTTTTAATGCGTCAAGTTCCATTCTTAATATCTCTTGGTCCCACTCAGCATTAGTTGCAATTTTATTATCAGCGATAACGTATGCTCTTAACTGTTCTTCTGATAAGTTTGATACATCTATTGCAGGTATTTCAGTTAATCCTAATTCTTTTGCCGCTCTAGTTCTTCCGTGTCCTGCAACAATATGATTATTATTAATTAATACAGGGTTAACGAAACCAAAATGTTCTATTGATTTTTTAATTTGATTAATTTGATAATCACTATGAACTCGACTGTTTTTATCATACGGAACTAAATCGTTTGGGTTAATTTGTTTTATTTCCATTCTATTTCCTTTTTAATTAAATTTTTTGGAAGGTTAATATAGTCTTGATATAAACATGATGTATATTCTGCATTTTTATAATGTTTTTGCACATAACTGTTTGCAGCTGCGCAAGATTTAAAATGTCCTACGTATTCAGGATTATCCATATTCATATAAACTATTAATACATATTCAAACATTATCTATTTCTTAAACAATGTGTAACAGCATCTAACAATTCTTCTTCTGTTCCGAATCTTTTTTCAAATGCTTTTTCGCCAGCATGAATTGCTATTCCGTATCCGCCATGTTGATGATGCATTGGGCATAATGGGATTGCTTTATCCCAGCTAGATTTCATTCCCATACCAGCGTCAAATCTTGTGTGGTGAATCATAGGCTCACTATATCCTAATCCTTCACGTAAGCAAACTATACATCCTATTTGATGTAGTTTATCGTAATGTTCTTTTTCTTGTTTTGTTTTTGCCATTTATTAAATTCTCCCATTCTTTAATATCTTTGACCATTTTTAAAAATTGACTAGGAGTCCAAAATTTAGAATCATCATAATATACCCAATCTTTTGTTTGACCCTGTTTCCATGGTTTTACAAACATTTTATATTTAAATGGTAGTGATTTACCATCATTAAATTCTTTTTGAATTAATAGTATAAACTCTTTACCTCTCATTCACCAGACCAGCCCTGTTGAGCCGCCCACATTTCAATTTTTTCCATATAATCAGTGAACTCTTTGACTGATAATTTTGTAGTGCTTTTTAATACAGTAATAACCTCATCATTAATAACAACTTCACTTCTAAGAAATTGATATTTACACATATCATGTATTTCTTTTTGAGTTAATCCTAAGTAATTACCAATGCTTGGATATAAATATCCCCATAACCTTTCATTCTGTTCATTACTTCTTTTTTCTGATTCTTCATATAATACTACTTTCCATCGTTTATTAAAATCAAGATTTTGAATTTTTTCTATTAGGAATGGTAGGTTTTGTTTTGTTAGATTCCATGGTCTCATTTTTATTTTTCCTAAATATTCTATCAAACTCGTCTTCGAATTTTTGCCTATCCGTAAATGGACGTGGTGAACTTCCTTTACCCATTATATCTCCATTCTTTATTTTGTTTTTCTTTCCAATATTTATACCAAAATTCAACATTAGAAATTTCATTTTCAACTTTCTTTATTTCTCTTTTATTTAAACTGTTAATATTTTTATAAAAATCACCAACAGTTAATATTTTTTTATCTTTATAAATATGTGATTGAAAGATATGTCTGTAAAATAATGTATCTAATGGCAAACTATCATTGACAATACCATCTGTTTTTAACAAATGTTTTCTTAATTCTATTCTTTTTTCATACCAGTATTTATCTTCAATAGCATTGATTATAGATTGTTTGGTTGTTTGAAATTTATTAGCAATATTTTCTATTAATTCTCCAGATTTATATAATTTAAAAATTTGCTCTTTTTTATAATCAATCCAATATTTACCACGTTTATTTCTTATACCATCTTCTTTTGTGATAATATGCTCTATGTCATGTATTTTTGATGTTAATATTTTACTCCTTTCGTGATATTTTTGTTTTACAATTTCTCTTTCATGTTTATAATTTTCTAATAAATTTTTATATTCAATTAATTTATTATCAGAAATTGTTTTAAATTCACTCATAATTAATCCTCCAACAAATCGTATGCTTCAATAAAAAAATCTTCGCCGCCTTGTTCATTTCTGCAACTTTCCCAACTGGCATTTTTAACATCAGCGATTGAATAAAAAGTAATTGAATCGACTTTTGCTCCAGCAATATAGTATCTATTCATATCTTCCGGTGTTTTAACATCTACTGCTAACTCTGTATTTTTTCCAAATAAATATGCCTCTTTGCCATTTACTGTAATCACTGTGAAATCAACAGGGCAACTGTCAATCCACATATTAAATATTTTGTCCATCATTATCCCCCTTATAATTTAATGCTTCTCTTGCGTATTGAACTGCTAAATCTGAATAATGTCCGGGATTTAGCATAATTTTTTTTGCCCACGCTTTTGGTTCAGGTTTGGGCATTGCTGCAAAATTTTGTAAACACTCTTTAAATTTTTTTCTATTTTCTTCTGCTTTCGCAGGGTCAGATTTAAATTTAGGTAATGGCACAAAATCTTTGATTGGATTAACTTTGCATAATTCAATTATTGAAGCTACGCTTGGCATTATTTTATACTTGTCTACATAATTATTAAATGCACGAGTAACAATATCAAAATCATATTTAGATAACTTACCCCACCATACTCTCATTTGGTCTGTGCTTGGTGATTGTTTGCCGTATAATGCCATAACTGTATCGAGCATATTTTTAAACTTTGCTTTATCTGTTTCTACCATTTTCTCGCCTCCAAAAAAAATTTATATAATTTAAATGCTCTTGCTGCTGTATATGGGAAATTTTGTTCATTAATTTCAAAATCATCTTTTGCTCTAATAAATTTACAAGCTGCAAAAAATATATCCATATCTTCCAAATGTTTTAATTTTTTCATTAAAAACCTACCTCCTCAGGTTCGTCTAACCATCTATGTTGATTAATGTAAGTGCTAGGGTTTGGGATATAACCTTTCTTCCACTGTGATGATACTTCTTGCCATTGAATAGCTTTTATCACAGAATCAATGTCAGGTTTATTTTTTAACCATGCTTTTCTAGCTGCTTCTTTACCTACTTTTTTAGGATACATAATCCAAAATGCGTCAAACTGAATATTATAATCTGGTTTATGGTTTATGGTTATTGGTTTATGGTTATTGGTTTGCATAGCGTTCGGTATGCGTTCGCTTTGCGTTTCTTTATTCCATCTTATTTTGGCTGCTTTAGAAGCCTTTTCACTTTTGCTTTGATATTCAGTAATCGTATCATCGCAACGCTTGTGAACATAACCATCTTCAGTTTCCATAAAGAAATCCTGTAACACATTGGTAAGTGCATTTTTTTCTTCCTCAGTTTTAATTTGTAAATACCTATGAATTTTATTTAAATCTTTTTCAATAGGTGCTTCGTCTAGATAATATTGGTCTAACAACTGACGATATACGCCATGTTCTAACAATGTTAGATGAGCAGTATCCCGTCTGTAATCGCCAATGTTATGATTGTAGTAGTGCAACATAATCCTCCTTAATAATACCTACGTAATAATCATCTTCCTTTTTTATCAAAAAAGCAATTATTTTATTTGCATATATTTTTCTATTTTATTTTTAGCATCTTCAAAGCCATATCCAACGACTGCTTCGTATCCCATACTGATTGCAATTTTTATAAATTCTTTTTGGTTATCGCTCAGTTTACCTTTTTTAGTTTTCATTTCTATAAATAGTCCATGAAATGTTCCACGTGGAACCATCAAAAATAAATCACTGACTCCGGATATAACACCCTCTTTTTTTAAAGTCATAGCAACTCTAATATGGCGTAATCCACCATTCGGTATAGCAAATAATGCCATTTTTAATAAAGGGAATCTTATACGAAACCACTCAACTACCGCTACTTGCTCGTTATGTTCAGTCATTTATAAAATTTATCAAAAGTAAATGTTTGATTTAAAAAATAATCTTTTATTTTATCAGAAATAGGAACATAGTATTCATATGGTTAAATATTTTAAGGAGGTAAATAATCATGTTTCATTCTAACTTAACTTTAATTCATGCAGATAAAGTTCGTCATCTGTATACATTCGAGGGTTTTTATCCTCTATCTAATACTGTAAAAATTTGGGACGAGTTTGCTGATACCGAAGCGAAAGCTAAAGCAAATGCTCGTCAAACTTATAAAGCATTTTCTACAATTTATGGAGGTGAATAATGCAACACGAATCATTTGTTTATTTATATGACAAATACAGGGGCGAGATAGAAGTCCCTGTATCTGTTGAATATGAAATTATAAAAGAACGTGACGGCTACGGAACTGGCGATAGCCCTACCCTTATTGAAGTCAAAGATTTAAAAATATACAAAGAGGGTGAATTAATAACTGAGTATCTTGATGCTGAAACTTTACAAGATATTGAAGATGAAATTATTGAACGAGAAATAGAATGGGAGCATAACACATGAGTAAAATTATATTTGATTTACCAAACATGGACGACCCTGAATGGGCAGCCGCAATAGAAAAAGAAGTAGAAAAAATGGAAGATGTTCTAAACAAAACATATCCACCGCACCCTGACAGACCTTTACCTTTTGACTGTAAAATTTATGATAAAGAGCCTGTTCATGTTGATAATAAATTCGGTTATGGCTCTTGCGTGTTAGAGCCTGATGCCGTTGCAGTTTATGATACTATTCAAGGCGCAGAATTAACAGGAAATTACGACATGATGCATCAAGGTCTTGATTGGTTTCGTAAATATTTTCCTAATGAATATATGATTTTACTAGATTAAATTTTTGAGATATCATTCAATTAAGGAGGTGTTATGAATATATTTTATTTACATAAAGAAACTAAAAAATGTGCAGAAATGCACCTTGATAAACACTGTGTCAAAATGATTCTTGAATATGCACAGTTATTATCTACTGCTCACCGAGTTCTTGACGGAACTCTTGTTAACGAAGTTGTTAATGGTCGTAAGAAAAAGCGTTACGTTCTTAATAACCATCATAACGACGTAATCTATCAAGCTACACATATCAATCACCCATCAGCTGTTTGGGTTCGTCAATCTCGTGAAAATTATCGTTGGTTATATGATTTATGGATTGACCTTATGCGTGAATATAATTATAGATACCTCAAAGAGCATGCTTGTATGAAACTCATGTGGTCTTTAATATATACGCCTAAAAATATACCTGAAGGTAAGTTTACAGAACCACCATGTGCTATGCCTGATGATTGCAAAATAACAAATAGTTCTATTGATAATTATCGTGAGTATTATCGAGTTCATAAAAATGCTATGGCTGTATGGACTAAAAGAAATATTCCATTTTGGTATTGCTAATTTTAAAAAATAAGAACATAATTTTATTTAGGAGGTGTCAAATGAAAGAATATAATCACTGGAAAGAATCAGAAAAATATAAAGAACGCAAAGCTGCCGAAGATAGAGCCGTGTTCTGGACAATCGTTTTAGGAGGGTTCGTTTTATTATGGATAATCTAACTTATAAAAATACACCCTATGTTCATTTGAGCGACATTCAAGCAGACAATGATGCCGCTCTTGCAAAAATTCAACAAGAGGAACAACAGATGAAAGAAAACAAAGTAAAAACTATTAACATTAAAGGCAAAGATTACGTGGAGGTCAATGAGCGTATTCGTTTGTTCAGATTAAAATATCCTATGGGTTCTATTATGACCGATATAGTTTCAAATCAAGATGGCGTATGCGTTGTTAAAGCGGCGATTGTTATTGATAATGTCATTGTAGCAACAGGTCATGCTTATGAGAAAGAAGGGTCAACGTTCATCAACAAAACCTCCTATGTTGAGAACTGCGAGACGAGTGCTATCGGTAGGGCACTCGGTGCTTTTGGCATTGGCATAGACACTTCAGTAGCGAGTGCTGAAGAAGTCGCCAATGCTATTAAGCAACAGGGACAAGAACCATTCTAATGGAACAACTCTCTCAAGAATGGTTTGAAGCTCGGCTCGGCAAAGTTACAGCCAGTCGAGTTTCAGATGTCCTTGCTACTAGAAAAGGTCAAGAATCAACAGTCAGAGCAAAATATAAATTACAACTCGCAACCGAACGCCTGACAAATAAAAAAACAGATACATATATGAATCAAGCTATGCAAGATGGTATAGAGCGTGAACCAATGGCTCGTGAAATATATGAGAAACTCAAAGATGTTACAGTAGAAGAAGTAGGGTTTGTTCAACACCCTGCAATAGAGCGTGCAGGAGCAAGTCCTGATGGTCTAGTAGGTGATGATGGCATTATTGAAATAAAATGCCCAATAGAAACTACGCATACAACTAATTTATTAGAAAGAAGATTGCCCTCAAAATATAAGCCTCAAGTGCAGTTTCAGCTTTCCGCAACGGGCAGAAAATGGTGCGACTTCATTTCATATAACCCAAATTTTGAACCAAGACTTCAGTTAATGGTTGTCCGTGTTGAGAGGGACGATGAGTATATTGAGATGTTAAAGTTTGAAATATTAAAGTTCTTAGCAGAAGTAGAACTAATGATTAATCAATTAAAGGAAATATAAATGGCACAAGATAAAGAGTTTGTTAATGGTTTAAACATTAAGCCGCCGAGAGAAAATGCTCCTGACTTTGTAAAAAGCTCAGGCAGTATTAATAAACAACGTATGATTGAGTTTTTAAATTCAAAACAAGACGAATGGATTAACTTCAACGTATTAGAAAGCAAGAATGGTAATGGTTGGTATGCTGAAGTTGATAATTGGAAACCTGATTCTAGCAAAGCTGCGGCTCCGGCTGTTGAGGGTGCGGATATTAATGATTTGGAGTCGGATATACCTTGGTAGGTGTATCCGAATCCTTATGAAATTACTTATTGCATACGTACATAGTAACTTCAAAACCAAATCTCATTTCTGTTGCAGCTGGTGTTGTCCACATAATGAATCCCCTTTCTTTTAGATTTCATGTGTAATTATACTCTCGCTGCAATAAATGACACACAAGGAGAATTTATAAAATGCTACGTAAAATAATGAATTATATGATAGGATTTATTATGTTCTTTTTGGTATGTGGTATTATTGCTCAATACTATATATCACAACCAACTGAACCAGAAGAATTAATTTGCCATAAAGGTAGATTATTGGCACGGGTCGGTGATGATGGAACTGTATATACGAAAGTAAAAGAGTTCACCTGTGATTATCAAAAAGGTATGTTAATTATAGAGGAAGAAAAATGATTGAGGAAACTACAAAATATCCCAGTTATTATGTAATTAGAGATGGGTATGAGCTACAAGACTTGCTTGATGATTGCATTAATCATCTTTGTGGAACAGAAGCTGTTAACCATGGTAGTATACTTAAATATGCAGTTCGTTATGGTAGAAAAGACCCAAGCATTGATGGAAAAATTGAAACGTATAAAAAAATAATTACTTTTGCAACTGAAAATATTAAGAAGTTGGAAAAAGAAAAGAAAAAAGAAATGTCATCACCTGTAACTGATGAGTGGATTGAAGACCCACTTCATGACGAGGATTAAAACTTTCGGTCAGGTGTGCCACAAATGTAAACAGCCTGCAAACACTTATGACAAGAAAAAATGGTGGTGTGGTAGAAACTTGTCAGCAAATGGAATATGTAAGAATGATAACAAAAAGAATAGCGATTGAGGGTGAGTGGTTCACTATTCAATTTTTTAAAGAAGAAGATAATATTAGAGTTGAAATATTTAGCGAAATAAAAAATAAATTTTATAAGATGTATCCGGATAACAAAATAGGAGGTTTAAATGACACAGGGAATGAGAAATCCGAAAGCTGAGCATGTTGACTTTGGTTTTTTAGAAGGAGTAATTAAACAAAAGCCAAATGTATTACCAGTCAATGTTGATATGCTTTATGAATTAAATGAACATTTTCTTATAGCAGAATGGAAACATTCAAATGAAGAAATATCTCTTGGGCAAAAAATAGCATTAAAAGCATTATCTAAACAGCCTAAATTTATGGTATTAATTATTTATGGTATGTCTAATGAGAGTGGTGCAATAGTAGATAAAGTATATAAAGTGCAAGAAGATAAACTAAAACTAATAGGAAATGGTATAAATGATTTAAAATCTTTGATACAAAAGTGGGCTGATTACGCTCAATCGTCATAATCTATACTGTCATAGTAAATACTATCAACAATTAATTCAAGAACGCTGCCGTCATTAAAGTAAATAGTTAATGTATCTTCACCATAAGTAACATCAACATTGACTACTTCTTTGCCAATAATTCGCTCTGATATTTCATTGATATCCATTATTTCTACCTTATGCTGATAACCGAGTTTGATTTTGTCTCTGATTTTATCGAACTGCTGCTGCGTGACCACGAACCGCATGACATACATCTCCATCTTTGATAAGTTCTTGTATTAGATTTTTGAAATCCACGCTTGTTGAGATGATTGCTACCACAGGTCGGGCAGACCACTAAGGAGGTGTAGGAATTGTGGTTTATATACCCACCCAACCATGGTAACAATTTATTATACAACTTTTCTAATAGAAGTGTATCTTGTTCGTTATATTTTTGCATTAATTTTCTAGCTTCAGTATCTTTTTTATCTACTGCATTCCATAAATCCATGCCGGAATGTTTTATCTTTGCGCCGATACCTAACTCTTGAGAAACATTATCTAGTTTGTTAGAAATAAATCTAAAGTTACGTTTTATTACACGAAGCAAATCAAGCT